ATCAATACATAGCAATTTATTCTCATCGAACAGTTTATTTATAAACTTACGTTGGTCTTTTGTAGGAATATATTTCACTACTTTATTTTTACCAATACTTATAGTGATTTTATTCTTTCTATCTAAAAATATTTGTATCATGTTTACTTCGAGCTTGTTATTTTCTTTATATACTTTTTTGTCAGTGTAGATTTACTGATACCTTTACCAGTGTCAATATAAAGTACATCCTCACCTTTTTTGTTTTTCTTAATCCAAACATCTCCTCTCATTTTCACGTCCTCTCTATTATTTGAGTTTGTTAAATTTTCTTTGGATATCAATTAATGATTGTATCTCGTTTTTAATAGGTTGGATGTTCTCATCATCCCCAAAGAAATTAATAAGGAACCTCATTAAATTGTTTAATTTACTTTCAGTCTCTTTTAATCCATCTCTGTAATAGTTGTCTATTATATGAACTTTATCTTTTAGTGTTGGACAGTTTCCATCACATTCATCAGGATTTGGACAGTATTTTTCTTCTGTTGTCATGTTTATACCTCTTATTTTAGTTTGTCTATTATAAACTCTAAATCTTTTTTAATTGGTTGGATGTTCTCGTCATCTTCAAAAAATGAGACAATGAACTTTAGAACGTTATCCAATAAATACAGGATAACTTTCTTGTCTCTTTTATCGTTAAAATGTACTGGTGTCATGTTTTCTCCGTTGTTATGTGTTTTGGTTGTGGGTAACAATATCGGTTGTAAAAAAAGGGTGACATCATAATGACATCACCCTTTGTATGTGTTAGGGGTTAAACTACACTTCCATCATCTAACTTAGTTCCTTTCTTAAGTATAGTTCTCATTTTAGGTTTACCATTAACCAATACAAACTCTCTAAAGAAGGGATTTTGTATTTTATACAGTTTACCAGAAACACCAACAAAACAACCATCAGAGTCAGTACTTTGACCGATAAGGTTTATTATATCTTGTTTGGTTTTTTTCATGGAGTCACTGTAATCCTCTCCGTTACTTCCAAAACCTTCAGATTTCGGAGGTCTCTTCCCAAATGAAGACAACATCTCAACCTTAGATTTGATTAGTGTTACATCAAATGATTTAGTCTTAACGTTGTAACATTCAAACAAGTACATCTTCCATTGTTCACCACCTACGTTTACTAACGAGGTGTTGTGTATGGTTGAAGTGTACCAATCTGACGTTGTTACTTCAGTTGGTAAGTTAGGGAGAGTGTTTAGTGTCAATGGTTTACCTACAACAGATGATACTGTTGGTTTAGTGGTCTGTTTTGACATTGTTATCTCCTTATTCATGGGAAGAATATACATAATAATAGTATGAGGTATGGAATTAAAACAAACATAGTTGTTTGATTGATTTATTTATTCCCCACATTTTAAAATCATAATCTTATGTGTATAATGTATATTATGTATAATAGAAAATTCAACCTAAAATCCTAATTTCGGAAATAGAACGACGGGGGTAGGGTGCGGGTTAAAAGGAGAACCCACATCGTATAGCAATTTTCCCATTTTCCACACAAATTCCATTCTTCTCTTTAGCTTGCTAATATTTATTATATATTATAGCATATATATATATATATATATAGCAATAGTATTATAATATATATTATATAATAGCTACTGCAAAAAAAGAAAATAAAATAAAATCTTTTTCCTTGTATATTATAATAAATAGTGATTATATTACCCCTACAACAAAAACAGAGATTAATATCATGGCAAAAGCAAAAAAGACAACAAGAAAAGCAAGGGTAGAGAAAGACCCTGTAATGAAAGCCTTGGCAGAGCCTGTAAAATTGCCATTTAAATTTTTGAAGTGGTAAAAGATAGTAAAATACGTACTGCTATGAAACATTGTGCTAATTGGGATAGTGGTGATTGCCTTGGTTGTATGATGAGTAGTAGTAATAAAGTGATTATTTTTCGTATACTGAGTAAATTTGCTAGTAAACCATGCCAAGTAGACAAAAGATGTGATTATTTTAATAATATTGTTGTGCCGGGGATTAGTGATGGAATTTGAATACCTTGATTTGATTGAAACAGTTGATAGATTGCATGAATTATGTGAAAAATTAAGTATTAAGGATGTTATTAAGGGTAATGCTACCCAAATAGAGATTGTAGTTGAAATAAAAGAGAGAATAGAAGCAATGGAAATAGAACGAATATCTGCTGTAGACTTAGGAATCATACCATATGAAGCCTAAACCTAAAAAAGAGCATAGAAGGGCGATTGTTATACCAGATATACACTTTCCTTTACAGGATGATGCTGCTATTAATGTAGTTTTGCAGGCTATAAAGATGGTAAAGCCTAATATCTTTATTTGCCTTGGTGATTTAGGAGAATGGAAGAGTATATCACCTTGGCGGTACAAACGTAGAAAAAGGCCTCCCTTGGAATATACTATAGAAGATTTAGAAATTGAATCAGCAAAAGTCAATGATGGACTAGATTTGTTTGATAATGCTTTAAAAAGCGTTGGATGTACAGATAAACACATGATTGAAGGTAATCATGATGACTGGCTTAATTCATTTGTAGAAGAATTTCCGTATCTACCACAATATAAGTTTAAAAACATCATGTCTCTTAAAGAAAGAGGATATAAGTACTATCCTTATGGTCATTTGATGCATATTGGCAAACTATACTTTTATCATGGTGGACACTATACAACAGTTAATCATACTAGACAGCATGTAATGAACCTTGGCAAGAATGTTCTTTATGGTCATACACACGATGTACAACGGCAGGGAGTCACTCATGTAGATGGAGCCCACCATGCGTGGACTCTCGGCTGTTTAAAGGATATGTCCAAAGAAAAGAATGCGTGGTTAAGGGGAAGAGAGACTAACTGGTGCCACGCTTTTGGTATTATTGATTGGTTTGATGATAATAACTTTAGAATTGATGTAATTGATATACATAAAGGTAAAACATATGTATGGGGAAAACTAGTGGATGGAAATGTGTAGCGTCCGGAGGGATGGCAAGGGCTATCAAGTAATTTAGGTTGGGAGTGGCGCTATGCATTCTAAGCTGGTAAAAAGACAATTAGAGTACTTATACGACAATAAAGATGAATTTTTTGATAATCAGGATGAAGAACTGGTTGATGACTGGCGTGAATCGTCTATTGGAGATTGGATACTTACAGATGATGGACAAGTATGCAAAATATTGTATCGTGGAACATTTAATAATGGGAATGATTATGTACGCACTGTTCTTGGCTCTTACCCCGTAAGAGATGTAATTCAAATTACTGGTAAAATCGCTGATGATATTTATAGATTTACTAAATCTAAAAAACGTAGGAATATAAGAATAGATGAGAAAAAACCTAATGGTCGTGAAATTGTGTTTGCAAAGTATGTTTCTAACGGAATGCCTCCAGAACAGGCATATCTTAGATTATATAAGACTAATGATAGTAAATATTCAAAAACTGCATCAACCGCTTTATTAAAAACTACAAGGGTAAAGAAATTGATTAGCGAAGAAACTAAAAAAATGCTTGGTGAAGTTGGTATTGATGAAGAATATCTCTTATCAAGAACTAAAGACATTATTGATAACTATGATGCCCGTGATTCTGATAAACTAAGAGCTCTTGAAATGATGATGAAGATTGCTGGTATGTTTCCAAATGATAAGAAAACTGAATCACTTACTGTATTCCAAGGATTTAGTAGAGAACAGTTGCAACAATTAGATAATGCCGATATAAAGGCCATAGGTCATGCTGAAAAAGATATCTCATAGCGATATATCATTATATGTTATGCCTCTTTTTAATAGTCGTATTAAAAAATGTGAAGTATGTAATGAAAGATTAGATAACCATAAGAAGATGATTGTTTTTGATGCTAGGTCTTTACCTATGGGATTTAGTTGTAAGTATTGTTATTCTGTATATTATGAAAATGATGAACTTGTTAATATTGGAAATCCAGATAAAGTAGATTTATATGGAGAAGCCTGACTTTAATAGTTTTTTTGAATCTTATTTAGATATTGACTACTGGGCAGATGAATTAGAGGAAAAAGAGTATGCATTACAAATCCGTAGGGAAAAGCGTTTACTTCAAGGAAAACAGAAAAGACAAGTGGAAACTCAAAGTAAAGACCATAAGTTCAATACATTCATTAAAAATGGTCAAAAGATTAGAAATGGAGCAGGATGAATGGCAAACAAAAAAGAAGTAGAACTATTTAATATAGTTCCTCCTCCATCTGAATCTAAAATCAATGATGAGATACTTCATAAGTCATTAAATGATTTAATATATTTTGGAAGAGCGTTTCTTCCTAAAGACTTTTTACATAAAAGTGAATCTCCTCCATTCCATTATACTGTAGCAGAAAAACTATTATCTTCAAAACCAGCAGCCCGTATTTGTAATATACTTCCTAGGGGATTTGGCAAGTCTATTCTTTCAAAAGCGGCTATTGTACATAAGATGTTGTTTTCACCACAGGGAGATAGATTGTTTATTGCTTGGGTTGCTGAAGAACAGGGACAGGCTATTGACCATATTAAGTATGTTAAGTCTCATTTTGAGTATAATGATAAAATTAAATACTACTTTGGTAATCTTGCTGGTGATGCTGTAGGTAATAGATGGACTGAAAAAGATATTGTTTCAGCTAAGGGAGATAGAATAATTGCAAAAGGAACTAGTCAGAGATTACGTGGTCGTACTGAGATTGATGTACGTTATACTGGTATTATTCTTGATGACTTCGAGTCTGAGTTAAATACTAAAACACCAGAAAGACGGGATGAGATTAAGAAATGGATTGTATCTACTGTATATCCAGCTCTTGAAGAGACACCGGGTAATGAAGGATGGATATGGCTTGCTGGGACTATTGTTCATTATGACTCATTTCTACAAATGATTGTTGATGGAACAAGAAATGCTAAAAAAGAAGGTCGTAAATATCCTTGGGATGTTACATTCCATAAAGCTATTGAAGATGGGAAGCCATTATGGCCTCAACAATTTTCATTAGATAAACTTGATACTAAGAAAAAAGAATTTATTGAAGCTGGTATGGTTAATAAGTTCGCTCAGGAGTATATGAATGATGCTCGTGATATTTCTGATGCATCTTTTAAGATTGATAGAATACAGAAACATAATCATACGTTTGTACCTAAAGATAAATTTGGCTACCTTGAAGACGATAAAGGGGACTTTATTCCAATTAACGTGTATATAGGAGTTGATGTCGCTGCTACAGCTACAAAGAAATCTGATTTTCAGGTTATTATGGTAATTGGTATTGATAAAAATAAAAATAGGTATATATTGGAATACTTCCATGAAAGGATACCAACATTCGATGTTCCAGAAAAAATTATAGCATTAGCTAAAAAATACTCTCCTGTTAAGCGTGTTACTATAGAAACAGTAGCTGCTCAGGAAATGGTTCGTGATATGGTTACAAGAATAGCCACAAAAGATAGAAGACTGATACCCGGCATATTTAAGGGTGTTAGGCCACCAGCAGGGATTAAGAAGGAAGATAGATTAGAAACATCACTTGGCCCGATTGTTAATTCAAAGAAATTATATATTCGTAGTAGTATGACAGAAATTGTTGATGAGTTCTTTGAACATCCATTTGCTAAACATGATGACCTTCTAGATGGATTATACTATGCTGATTATTATGCTAAGCCACCATTAAGCGGCAAAGTTGATAAGAAAGAAATTGATAAACGTGGCGGTTCTTCTAAATCTCGCAAAAAATATAATTGGTTTACGGGTGCAAGGGTTGGCTAAAAAAAGTTTATATTTGCTATTGACAAGTATTGTAATTATTGATTAACTTATAGAGCTTATATGCAAATACAAGAAGACCCAAGAGCAAAAACCACCAGAGAGCTATATCGTAGATATCGTGATGCCCGTTCCGATTGGGATACTGAGGCTAGGAAAGATATTGATTTTTTCTATGGCAACCACTTTAGTGATGATGAAGTAGATGAGTTAGAAAGCAGAAACCAAGCAGCTGTTCCAATGGATAGAGTTGGCCCAGCGGTTGAGAAACTTAAAGCTATGCTAACATCATCGTCTCCAGCTTTTACAGTTATACCAAGAGAAGACTCAGATGTAAAGATTGCTAAGATGTGGAGGGTTATATTAAGTTATATTTGGGAAATCTCTGATGGTAATGCTCAACTCAAGGAAGCTATACATGACCATAGTTCATCTGGACTAGGTTATTTGTATGCTTACATTGATACTGAATCTGATTTTGGAAAAGGAGAAGTAAAATTTACAAGTATTAATCCATTCCGTATTTATGTTCCATCAACGAGTAGAGATAGATATTTTAAAGATGCTGATAATATTATACTATCTACAATTTTAACTGGTGAACAAATTGTAAATATGTATCCAGAACTTGGGCCGCAAGAAAATCCCGAAACTGGAGAAATGGAAGAAGGGTTATTGAAAAATATATCCGGTTATAGTGATGATGAAGATTATCCATCATCTCAACAAAGTATCCAACAAAAAACTTGGACTCCTGCTGAATCTAAGGATTTAGAAAATTCATATCAGGAAAAATATCAAGTATTAGAAAGATTTTATAAAACAAAAATTCCTTTTTATTTAATTGCAGATGTTAATAATCAGGAAGAAATGATATTAAATGAAGAAGAATTTCAGAAATTTCTTGAAGAGAATCCCGGCGTATTTGAACGTGGGCTTGTTCAATTTCAGGAAATTTTGCAGACCCGTAT